CGCTGATTCGCGCGCCCTTTGGGACATCTACCGGTTGATGTTCGCCGCTTTTAATGGCCTTATTAAGCCACTAAAACGGCGCATCCCTCGGAAGGACCGTCGGTATACCGATGTGGAGTGGATCAGTGAGGACGGGGACGCGGAGTTGTCTTACGTGAAGTTGAGGAGGATTGAAGCTATCTGGCTGGATGTCTCGTACGCCCTGTACCGTGAGTGGTGCGTCGGCGGAACGAGGCGCGCAGCCCTGTGGTTGAAGTCCCAGTGCGCGGATAGGGGCGGCCGCATTTTCCACTTGGTTGACGCACTTTCACCGGTGCTCACTCTGTCGGTCAATGAAGCCTTCCACGCGCTCCAGACACTTCCTCGGGGGCTCCCCCGCTGTCCGCCGCCTGCGGTCGAATCAGAAGACGCGCTCAGAAAGCGCCTTCTGAAGCCCAGTCGGAAGCCGTCGGAAGGACTACGTAGCCGGGTTTGTGCCTGGTCTCGTGGTTGGTCGTCGTCGTTGAAGTTTTCGTTCGTTCCTTTCGAGCTGCCACTTTCGACTTCGGCGTCCCTGTCGAACAAAGCCAGCGAAGGAGGTTTCTTGACTTCGGTGTCGGAGTATCTTTGGGGTGAGGTGGAAGGTTTGCCTGAGTGGGTGTCGCAACACATCCACTTCGACGACTTAAACCGCATCACGAGGTCCTACATCGCGCTCAAGAACACTTATGTCGCTTGCCTTGATCGCCGCCTCCGCCGTACTGTACTCGAGGGTCGCGTTGTCGACGTGCCGGATAAGGGTCCTAAGACCCGGACCGTTACGCCGTCTAACGTCGAGTCCCTCGTGTGGGCTCACTTCTTGAGGTCGCGAACGTTCCCCATCTTGATGGGGGACGATCGCGTCTCTCGAAGCTTATCCCCCGACCGACCGCAGCATTGTTTGGACCTTGTGTCCAAGGCCCGTGACGACTGGCAGGTACTGTCCCTTGACCTTTCCGTCGCCACTGACAATATGCCTCACTGGTTCGCCCATTCCATCTTGTCTGGTCTTTGGGATAAGATCAGACCTGGATGTGCTATCGACGATGCCGCGCTGGAGATGTGGCGTGCAGTACTTGGACCGGCTAATTTGACAGATAGCCGCGGCACGTACCGCACTCGGCGCGGAATATTGATGGGCATGCCAGCGTCCTGGTTCTTCTTGAACACGGTTAATCTCTTCGCGGTGGATGAAGCAAATCGCCTGACACGGCTCAATGTCGATGCGTTGGTGAACGGTGACGACCTGCTTGCGGTCGCACCCCCGCATTGGGTTGATGCCTTTAAAGGTATACTGCGTAACTTGGAAGTCGTTGTAAACGAAGAGAAGACCTCTTATGGTCCTTATTGGAGTTTCAGCGGAGTCTTCGGTCACGGAGG